CAATTCAGAACTGGCAACAAACTTTGGTCCAATGCCAGCTTTGACCTACAGTCAGATCAAAGCTACCGTATCGATAATGCACCTGTGTTGACCGCGAATGGACTTGGGGATAGCGTAGTACATAGTAAGCTAAGAAGCATCGGAACACTAAACTCACTTAAAGTTAGCGGTGATGCAACACTGGGTGATTTCTTTTTTGTCAATAGTACGTTCAATAAAATTGGTATTGGTACAGACGAGCCGAGTGCGGCAATTAGTATTTTAGACAATAATGTTGAAATTGCCATCGGAAGTCCCGAATATGATATAGCATATATCGGAACCGCAAGTAATCACAATGTAAGTATTATTGCAGACGGTCGTCCACGCATTACAGCTACTGCCGCTGGCGAAGTTGTTATTGGCAATGCAAGTAGCAGAGACGGACTGTTAAGAGTAAATGGTTCAATCTATGTGGATAACTTGATTGCAGACACACGAGTTGAAAGAACTAGCCCATTAGAATTCAAGTCTACTAGGGATCAAACTATATATGGACTAGGACTAGTATGGTCCGGCAATGGTTCTCAAAGAGAATTATTCATGTATAGTGATCCTGATAGATTGCGTACAACCGAAAGTTTTGATCTAGCAGAAGGACAAAGTTATTATATTGGCGGTCATCCGGTATTGACAACTGATAGACTAGGCAACAGCGTGGCCCATAGTAGTTTGGTAACAGTTGGGCCTTTGAATAGTCTAGCAGTCAGCGGAGATACTGTATTACATGGTAGTCTTTCAGTAGATGGTATTGCTACATTAAAAACTTTAGAATTTACCGATGGTACCAAAAATGTAATTATCGACAAAACAGGTGTTGGCAGTTTTACTGATATCACTATTAAATCGGCAGGGCATGAAGCACTGTACGCCGATGCTCACGAAATCAATATTGGAGATAGAGCATTAACCAATCGTCCTGTTAAAGTTTTTGGCCCGTTGAGTGTAGGTATATCTAATCCGGATCCAAGTTTGCAATTTGCTGTAAATGGTGATGTTGCCATCGGTGGTAAAAAATTTACTAACGGTAACCAAGCTCCGACTATTGGCACTTGGTCACAAGGCGACATATGTTGGAACACCACACCGCTGCCTAGTAGCTTTATTGGTTGGGTATGTATCCAAACAGGCAGTCCTGGAACATGGGCCGGCTTCGGATTAATTGCTAGCCAATAACATTGACCTTACACTATAAAAGTGTATAATTACTATATGCGGACTTAGACGCTCATCCCGCTTTATAAACTCTGCGTGTCATTGTTAACAAGGAAACTAAACAATGGCAAAATTTTACTCGACAAAACATTACGGACACAACATTGGACTCAGTGCTGTGTTCCGTCAACCTAACGCAGATCATTCGCATTGTCACTTGCTACACGGTTACAGTCTAGCGTTTACATTTACGTTTGGATGTGATACACTAGACAATAAGAACTGGGCCGTAGACTTTGGCGGACTCAAATCTCTCAAAGCATGGCTAGAAGATCACTTTGATCACAAGCTGGCACTAGATAAAGCAGATCCACACCTAGCCAAGTTTCAAGAACTAGAAGCATTGGATCTAGCAGAGATCAGAATCTTTGATGGTGTGGGTGCTGAGAAGTTTGCTGAACATGCTTTTAACTTTGCTGATAAATTGATTCGAGAAAAGACCGATAATCGTTGTTATTGTGTGCGTGTCGAATGTGCAGAACATGGTGCTAACTCGGCTATCTACGAAGGCTAAAAAGTGCTGGCGCCTTTGGGCAAAAGCATTAGGTGAAAAATCAGGCAGTTCGGACGGGGAATCGGACCGAATTGCTTGCATTAGAACGTTAGTTGTGTTAATATACATTATCACAAACTTTTTTATAATCGCAGGCGTCATAAGGCATTGGTAATGGGAAAAATAGGCTTCGCATGTAAATGGATCGATCATGCAGATCAAGTAAACGGCATCAAAGCTACAGATGATGCTAAACAATACAACACTGGTACAACTACCATAAGTTGGTTAAATAGACAGAGCAAAGAAATTGCAGAGCAAAAGCTCTGGGACTTAATGGTCCAAAACATTACGGCTACACAAAAACTTGTAGATCGTGTAGGAGAACTCAATGAAAATCTTAGGATGGTTCGCCTTAGTAGCGACATTCTTCCTGCTTATACCGAGCCTAGCTGGAGTTATTTTTGGCGCAAGCCTGATGTTGTCAGCTATCTTGAGCGCCATTTTAGCCTTGTTGGTGCTAGTGCTCGTGCAAGCGGTACCCGTGTTAGTATGCATCCTGGGCAGTTTGTTGTGCTGGCTAGCATTAACGAAGGTATCGTTGGACGATCAATAGATGAATTCGAATACCACACCGACATGGCCCGCTACATGGGTTATGGAAAATCCTTCCAAGACTTCAAGATCAATGTACACATATCAGGCAAGCAAGGCCCTGAAGGCATACGCAGAGCATACGGACGTCTTACACCAGAGGCCCGTAATTGCCTTACTATCGAAAATGAAGAAAATTCTTGGGGTCTAGATGACTGCTTATCTATTAGCGATATCGTTCCTATTGTGCTTGACGTACACCACCATTGGATTCGCGAAGGGGAGTATATCCTTCCGACAGACGATCGTGTTAGGCGTGTCGTTGATAGTTGGCGTGGTCTGCGCCCTACTATGCATTACTCAGTTAGTCGTGAAGATTACCTTGTGGAGCATGACAAACTTACCGCACCTGTTCATGCCCAACTCCTTCTAGACGGATACAAGAAACAAAAACTAAGGGCACACAGTGACTTTTATTGGAATCAAAAAACAAACGAATGGGCAATAACTTTTCTAAACCAGTTCGACATAATGTGCGAAAGCAAGGGCAAAAACCTCGCCAGCCTGGAACTGTACAATCAAGCCAAAAGCTATCTCGGGAACAACTGATATTTAGGTTGGAAACTCTTAGAGAAGAGCTAGAAGAAAACCCCGGTATCAGCGAACAACGTCGAGTTCAGATACAAGGGGAGATGGCTCGATACTCAGAGCAATTAAACAAGTTTTAATAAGGGCATCGCGCCCTTATATTACTTTGCCGCTTTTGGAGCGCGAGGCTTTTTGGCTGCCGGTGCTTTCTTAGCAGCCGTCTTTTTCTTAGATGGTACCATCGATTCAACAACTGCTTGAGTGGCTTGTTCAGCAACTGGACTCGCTACTGTTGGAGTTGTCGCGGCTGGTTCAGGAATCTTGTATGGCGCTGTTTCCGCTACTGGCTGGTCTTTTTTAGCAAAAAAACTTTTAATAAATTTAATCATGAATGATCTCCTAGTCAAATATTTAGCGTTAAATATAACACTATGAAGAAAACACCCGTTATTACTGTTACCTGCTTAAGAGATTTACCCTTGCTTGATCTACAAGCACAGAGTGTACAGCTATATCTTGACAAATCTACGCCAGTTTATCTAATAATTAATGAAGCAGATCCTGCTGGCTGGTTTGAATACTTTGATAGCAACATTCGTCACTATTATTCAAATCATAAATTAACCATACTGACACGTGACAATTTTACAGCAGAATGGTCACTGTGGATCCCAAGTAGACTTAATCCCTGGGCTGTAGGTTGGGAGACCCAACAAATATTAAAATTTGCCATTGCTATGCATCTCGATGTTGCGCAATATCTAATATTAGATAGTCAGAATTTTTTGTTTAAAATATGGGATAGTGATCAATATAACTCTGATCATAGAACTCCAGCACGTAGCGGCCATTTTACTATGCCTTTAGAAATATGGAATGAGTATTCTGCTGTTTTGGGAATTAGTGTAGCATCACCAGATGACAGCACAATGGCCATGTGTACTCCTATTTTCTTTCATACCGATCTAGTAAAATCGCTGATAAATTCTAAAAACAATTTATACGAATTTACCAAATGGTTCAAAAATGCCTCAAGGATTAAAAGTGAATTCATATTGTACTTACTATGGGCCGAGAGTCAGGGCGGCTTAGATAAGTTCCATAATATGATTCCAGTACTAGATGATTGGGCCAGTCCCTATTTGCGAGATTGTGCAACTGAAGAATCTTTTAACAACTTTTTTAACTTTGTAGGAGTCCATCCACAACACTCTTGGATCAGCATTAATCATCGAGCTTGGGGGAATATGACTTTAGATCAATATAACAAGCTGTGTGCTAAACTAAAAGAATACAATTTAACACCTAATTTTGATCAATATCGAAAGCAGTATACAGACATAAAATTCTAGATAAATATACCATGTATAACTTTATCAAACATATCACGCTTAACGAAGGCAATACTCCTACTACTTTAGAACAGACCCCCTTGCCTTATAGTAGAACAGCACTGGCTCCTGTAAAGAGCAAGGCCACTTTGGACTACCACTATGGTGAATTGTACAAAGGCTACGTAGATAGATATAACAAAGGAGAAGGAGATCCTGATTTTAATGAAGCAGGTGCTTTCTTGCACGATATCTACTTTAGGCAATTTCAACACCCTACTAACGACAACACGCCGGAACATATACCTCTCAATTTTATCAATAAGCATTTCAAATCTTTTAAAAATCTACAGGCTGAATTTGAAAAAGTAGCCATGAAAATACAAGGCAGTGGGTGGGTTTATCTATCTCGAGATGGCAGTATTAAAACTATCAAGAATCATGAAATTAAAATGGATATTATACTACTAATCGACTGGTGGGAACATGCTTGGGCTTTGGACTATCAAAGTGACAAAAAAGATTACCTACATAATATTTGGAAAATTATAAACTGGAACATTATTAGTTCTAGAATCGGTCGAGTGTCTTAAGACTGCTTACGGGCATATCCCACACATTTCTTGCTTCTACACCCTTTTCCTGGGCGAACTTCTTAGCATCACAATTACCGCATACGTGATATACAGCATTAGTTAAACGTTTTGGGTCCATGTTGCCCTTGTCTCGATAAAATACTTCTTGACAACAATCACATTGCATAACTAGAACTGTTTTTTTACGGCTATAGGTATGAGTTTTACCCCTATTGCTAACACGCACATAGTGGTTTTCTCTAAATTCAGTTCCAATATACATGAATGTATTTACATTAAGATTATAAAATGTTTCGGATAAATATTATATCGAGGGCCTACTGTGATCACAATTTCCGAATCAGCAAAGACAAAAATTAAGGATTTACTCCTTGAAGAAAATAATCCAAACTTAGCATTGCGTACTTTTGTACAAGGAGGGGGTTGTAGCGGTTTCAGCTATGGCTTTACTTTTGACGAAATTACAAACGAAGATGATTTCGAAATCCCCCTAGATGAATTTAAAATACTTGTAGATAGCATGAGTATGCAATATCTTACAGGTGCAGAAATAGATTATAAAGAAGATGTTATGGGTAGTCAGTTTAATATAAAGAATCCCAATGCGACAACAACATGCGGCTGCGGTAGCAGTTTCGGAGTTTAATTATGGCACTAGAAATTATTGATATTGGTATACAAGGTAACGACGGTACAGGCGACAGTCTACGTGAATCGTTCCGTAAGGTTAATGCAAACTTTAACGAAATATACGCTGTCTTTGGCTCTGGCGGAACAATTAAATTTACCAACCTAGGCGATGCCCCTACTAGCTATACTGGCAATCAAATCATTATGGCCAACCCTGCTGGCAGTGCATTAACTGCTAGAACAATAGTTTCGGCCAATTCTGGACTGACAATCAACGCTACTGATCCTACAAAACTAACTTTGACTGTCAGTAGTCCGAATTTATCTAACGACCCGTTCCCTACACTAGGGACTTTCCTCAATGCTAATAGTTTAAGCATTGGTAAGCTAGCTGATCCAAGTCCAGCACTGGTAACAGCATTTAACAGTGCGTATCAAAGTTTAGGTATTACTACAACACTAGACCAGTTGGCTGTCACTAAAGGTTATGCTGATAAAAACTATTTGCAAGCCAACACATCGACTTCTAATGGTATAACAAGTTCTGTATTTGTAACTGCTGTTAAAGCAAGAGCACAACCTACATTACCACAAACTGGTGATTCGGATTATGATCCCACATTGACTAGCAATTATGTCAGCACTGAAGTTATGCAACGTAAAGATGTTGTATATCGCGGCGGTGATACTATGACTGGCAAGTTAACCTTAAGTGATCACCCAAGTCCAATGTCAGGTGCAGGAATAGTAAACGGGAGTAGTGATTTACAAGCGGCATCAAAATATTATGTGGATAATAGCACATACTACAGCGGAACGAACCTGTATGTTTCTGCTACTAAAGGAGACGATACTCAAAAAAATACTCCGTTAGGACGCGAAGGCCGTGCATGGGTGTATGCATATAAATCTATAGGTGCTGCCTGCTTAAGAGCTCAAAATTTAATTGCTTTATCAAATCTAGAACCCGGACCGTACAAGCAACGTATTGCATACACTGTTAGTCCTAATCAATACTATAGCCAAATTCAAAGTGTTACACTAAGTGGGGGCAACAGCTTAGATACTGGATATACTGGTGCCGCGAATTTACTCGAGCTTAATAAAAAATTCATCCAAGATGAAACTATTGCATATCTTAATAAAAAATATGTTAATAGTTTTACATTTAGTAAAACACGATGGGCTGGTATTATTGAGGGCATAATCAATGCGGTCGGTTATGATCTAGTAGTGGGATCTACTCATAATGTTACCACTCAAGCTAGTCAGTTGTTTAGCACATATAATAGTGATATAATATCAAATCAACTGACACAGATCATAGATGCTATCACACAA